TGCGAGTAAAGTCGCTTATCGGGATCATCCCACGTGAGCATCGGGCCTCCTAACCGCTAGTTCCCAGCATCTTCTTACGACGTTCATTCTCTTGAACCCAGGATTGTGCTGTGCGCCTGGTAAAGCGCTTCTTCTTCTCTGGCTGCTGCTTGTAGCCCGTGATCTGAACGAGCATGGTGAGACGGCTGAGATGCCACGTCTCGGTTGGCTGGAATGGGATTCTCAGCGCAGTCAGCCAGAAGTACATGAGTTCGCTGGTGACGGTCTCATCATCGATCTTTCGTTGACCATCTTCCGGAACTGACGACGCGGTCTGCGGAGTGTTCATGTACTCCACCAGTTCGTCCATCTGTTCCGTGCTCAGAAGGAGTACAAGATCGGGATCGTCTTCCGGAGACAGAAGCATCATCTGGAAGTAGTCAAGCAACTCCGAGTTCGACTTCTGGACTTTCGTCATGAAAGCCTTCTTGTATTTCGACTCCCATTTTGACAGAGAGAGGAGAGAATGCTCAAACCTCAGTACAACATCTTGATCGAAGTGATGCACAGTCAGCTCAAGCACTCTCTCCTCCTACTCTGCTTGTTGAGGATCAGACCCCGGAACCGAGCAGGGTGTCGACCTCTGCCGGCAGCGGAAGCCGCGGAGTGACGACTGCGCCCCGACCGTACAGCTCGTCCAGCAGAGCCTCGAGGCCCGCCGGGTCGACGTCCGGATCGGTGGAGTCCACCTTGACGATGGCGGTGGGCTTGTAGCCCGGCACATTGACCGGGGTCGAAGACACCGACCAGCTGAAGTTCTTCAGCTCGGGTGAGTCGTTGACGGTGGCGTTGGTCTTCTCCGAGGGAGAGGCCTGCAGGCCGTAGGCAAGGGCCAGGGTGAAACCCAGGTCCTCGTCGATGGCGTTGCCCTTGATTGACTGCCAGGAGAAGCCGAAGGTCGGCCTCGACTGCATCCCGAACTGAGCGCCGTTCGCCGACTTGGCCACACCGTCGTGCACCAGGAAGTTCCTGGGGAAGGTGAAGGCCTCGATGGTGGCGTTGAACTCCTCGGCGGAGAGCAGGTTGACGTACACGATGTTGTCCGCGTACTGCTTGTTGGACTCGGCGCCCGCGGGGCTCTCGGTGACGTTGACGAGGCCGTTCCAGACCACGCCATCGGCGTACACGCCCCCTGTGGGGGTGTACAGGACGCCGTTGCTGACGCCCCGCTCGAAGAATCGTTCGTCGAGCTCATCCCAAACCAGTTCCGGCATGAGAATTCCCTTCTTCTAGAAGAACAGCTGGAAGACAATGTGATACAGCCCGCCGGTCTTGAATCTCCGGTCGAACCGACAGTGAGGTAGAGCCTCTACCTGGTCCGGGATCGGACTGTCAGGCTCACGAGCGTCGACCGTCACTGTGTAGCCCTTCTTGAGCAGGTACTTGATGTTGTCGGCATGAGCAACGTCCGATGAGAGATCGTTCTCGAAGACGATACAGGGATACTCCATGGTTGATGGAGGTTGGGCGTACACCTTGACGGCATCCGTCTTCTCCTCCAGCAACTCATGAAGCTCCTGCTGGGATCGGGCCACTGTACACCTCCCCGAAGTAGCACACGATGTTCGGGAACTGGTCCACCACCGAAGTGATAGTCCATCGCTTCCCCGCATACGTCGCGTAGCGTACGGATCGGTTGTCCTGTTGGCCCAACCCCCGAGCCGGGACGGAGACACTTCGTGTAGACGTGATCCTTGGAATGATCTCGCCGTCGACGATACGTGTCTCCGTCCCAGTCTCCATCTTGCCGAGCACCTTCTGCTCCGTGACTACCTCTTCCCAGACGCCAGGCCGTACCTCTTGCTCCTCGACAATGCCGAGGGAGCCTGAGTACCGCACGGCTACCTAGGTCAGCTCGAGGGCTGGCTGTAGCGGAAGGTCTTGCTGTCCACCACGTCCGCGTCGGTCGGGAAGTAGTAGCCGGTGGCCGGCTCCGCCTCCAGGGTGACCGTCTTGAGGTTGGTGTCGTCCAGCGTGATGGTCGAGCCGCCGGGAACGGTGGCGCCGGTGTCAGTCCGCTTCCAGACCACACCGGTCTGGGTCGGAACGGTCACGACGTTGTCCGCCTTGACAGGCGCGGTGAGCTCGTTGACCTCGATGTTGGAGGCCGGGTCGATGCGACGGAAGATCTGCGCGGCGTACGGGACCACGAGGGCACCGGACAGGTAGGTCTCCATCAGGTAGATGAACTGGTTGAAGTCGATGTCGAAGTCGTCGAACAGCGAGATCTCGCCGCCGCGGTCCGTGCCGAAGTTGTAGTCCGACAGGTCCAGGTTGATGCACAGGACGTCGTCGGGCATGAGCTCGGACGGGACGCGCACGATCTTCGCGACGTCCATGTCGCCGGCGACCTCGGACAGGTTCCGGTAGACCCGGTGACCGAAGTCGTCACGAATGGTGAGCAGGCGCGTGGCCAGCCGGTAGGACATGAAGGAGGTGACGTTGCCGGAGCCCAGGTAGAACTCCTTGGCCTCGACCGCGGTGTCGAGCACGACGTTGTAGTCCGTGCCGGAGGCGTCGGCCGCCAGCGGGACGTAGTACGACGTGCTGTAGAGGTCGTCGTCGTTGATGATGGACCGGATGCCGTTGCCCTCGTTGCCGGTGGGCTCCTGGACCTTGTCCTTGTTCAGCTCGCCGCCGACCATGGTGGGACGACCGTCCGAGAAGAGCGCCGCACGGGCGATTTCCTCGTCGAGCTTCCCACGCATCTCGACCTTCATCCAGGCGACGACATCGAAGTCCTTGATGTCGATGATGTCCTGGCGGTCGAGGCGCTGGCGCTTGTAGATCCAGGCCGGGCCGGTGGTGCGCTTGAAGACGGGGAAGACCTCGTCGACCTTCTGGTTACCCTTGATGTAACCTCGCGCCCTGGCCTCGTCGGCGGTGATGTCGGAGTAGAGGGTCTTGACCCGTGAGAACGGCGAGTGGCTGGTGCCGCTCATGAAGGTCTTGACCCAGTCCTGCCTGCGGTCCACGAAGCGCGGAGTCGCCATGAGCGCCTGCGCGTCGGGGAACAGGATCTCGTGGTTCTGGACGCCGTAGTCGTCGGCGTGCATGAGCTCCTTGCCCTGGTCGCTGCGGACCAGCTCACGGAGTGACGAAACGCCGGTACCACCGGTCATCGTGATGGTGCCCTTGGCCTTGTTGAGAATGGCCTCGGCGTCGGAGTGCTTGAGCTGCGGGAGCTCGGGCGTGCTCTTGTTCTTCGATTCGTCGAAGAGGTTGCGAGTCATCTTGGTTCCCTTCTTGGAGGAGTCGATGCTGGAGTGGGTGATCTCGGCCGGCTCCTCGGCGAGGGCCTGAGTGATTCCTTCGGTGACCGCTTCCTGGACGATGCCCTCGATGAAGCCGTTGACGGCCGTCTGCTGCTCCGGCGTCAGTGTGCTGAGGACGTCGCCGATCTTGTCGCCATCGGCGGGCTCCTCCTTCGGCTCTTCCTTGGGCTGCTCCTTGGGGGCACCCTCCTGAGGCTTCGGCTCGGCCGGCTCCTCCTTGGGCTCTTCCCCATCGGCGTGCTTGAGCTCGATGTCGCCACCGACGACCATCAGCATGTCCTCCGGGTCCATGTTCCCGTGCGAGAGGACGTTGTAGATGTCCGCTCCCGAGTTGGCTCCGGCGATCACGACCGAGGTCTCCTGGATGACGCCATCGTGGACAAGGTAGCCTCGCTGATCGAGGTCCTTCGCCCAGATGCTGTACTTGGTGAGGTCACCGTGAACAATGGCCGCCTTGGCGTCCTTCGCCTTGGCTCCGTCGTTGAGGAACGAGTCGCCCCAGATGCCATCATCGCGCTTGGAGAGGATGGTGTATCCGAGGACCTGACTGACGTCCTTGTGGTTGTGCTGGTAGACCAACGGCACCTTCTTGGTGGACTCATCGTCCGCCTGACCGGCAAACGCTGCGTGCGCAATGGTTCGACCATCGGTGCACTTCACGTTGTACCTGGTGACGTAGCCTGAGAAATCCGGTTCCATGTTGGACCTTTCGTTTTCTGGACGGACTACTTCGAGCGTTTGCCACGGTAACTGGCTACACCGGGAAGCGGCTTCTTGTGCTTACCTGCGTAACTCGACGTTTCCAAGGCCTTTGAGATTCCAGCCTCAACCGCGGACTTCCGCTGCGCTTCGGCCACTCCCTTGGAGACGGCGTCGGCAATGGACTCCTTCGTGTTGAGGTTGGACAAGACTTTCTCGTTGACGTACTTCGAAGCGACCGCACTAGCGATTGCGCTCATCTGTTGCTGCACCACCTGCTTGCCCGTGTTCTTGGCTGCCTCGGCAACCCAGTTGGGCTTGGTCTCGTTGAGTTTCGCGACCTTGTTCAGGGCATCGGTGCGAGCATTGAAGAATTTGAGATCCGCATCGCTCCAGTCCTTGGCCTTCCCGGACTTACCTTCTGCCTGAAGTCGAGCGTAACGGGCCGATGAAGATTCCGCGCCGCCTTCGGCTGGCTTGGACCCACCCTCCGACGATGACTTGGACTCGGCGACCGCTTCGGCTGCCTTCTTAGTGGGGGTATTGGGCTCACCCTTTGCGGCGCGCTTTGCGATGGCCGCCTTGATCGCCTTGTCGGGGCGACG